CCTGGCCGCACGCATCATACCCGCCAGCCAGTAATCGATGACCCAGGAGACCCCGATGCACGAGCCACAAGGGCGCCACAGCGCGTCGAGCCCGCTGCCCAGCCACGAGCCCCCAGAGCGTCGCCGAGCGCCTTGGAGCGCCTGTGGCAGGCCCTAGCAAGCCCGCGACGCTGAAGGTGGTCGAGGGCGGTCCGCGCTCGGCTGTCGTCACGACTCGGATCCCTGCCTGGGTGCGCGAAGGCCTGAAGCGCCGAGCCGCTGCTGAAGGCCTGACGATGTCCGGCCTAGCTGGTCAGATCCTCGCCAGAGCAGTCGAAGGCGACGAGGCCGAAGCGCCACCTGCTGCCCCGCTCGTCTGGGATGCCGGGTTTTGAGCCCCGAGCAGCTGACCGCGGTCTCGATGCTGGCGAACGGGGCCACGCATGCCGATGTGGCTGACCAGCTTGGCATCGACCGGCGTACGGTGGCGCGCTGGCGATCTCGGCCAGACTTCGCGAACGCGCTAGAGGAGGCGACGCGCGAAGTCGAAGAGTACGCCAGCCATCGCATGCGGGCTCTCGGGGCAGTCGCGCTCGCCCAGCTGGCCAAGATGGCTGTGGATCCGAAGGTGCCAGCGACCTCGAGGGTGCGAATCTGCGAGCGCCTGCTCGAGCTCTCGCAGCTTCGACCCGCAGACCGGAGCAAAGAGATCGCGGACATGGACCGCGAGGATGTGGTCGAGCTGGTCGCGTCGCTGGGCTCTGACATCGTCCGCGAGGCAGCCCAGCGTCTGGACGTCGCATGAAGGCGAGCGCGCTGGCGTCTGCTGCGCGTCTGGCGAAGGTGGCCGAGGCCCATCCGATGCTGACGTTCCAGCCCTCGCCTGCCATGCGCGACTTCGTCGAGAACACTGAAGACAGGCTGATTCTGGTCAGGGCAGCTAACCGCGTCGGGAAGACGAGGCATGGCACCTTCAAGGCTGCCAGATGGGCAGTCGAGCACCCAGGCAGTCGCGGTCGCTTCTGCGGTCCGACTCGGCGCCAGGTGCAAGATGTCGTTGGCCGGTACCTCTCGGAGTTCTTGGCGCCGCACCTGCACCGATCGTCCTACTACACGCCAGGGCGCGGATGGAATCAGCCGACTATTCGGCTTAAAAACGGCTCTTTGATCCAACTCAGATCGTATGAAGACCATGTCACAGCCCACGCTGGTGATGAGCTGGACTGGTGCCTCTTAGACGAGCCCCCGCCTAGCCATATCCTCATCGAGACGCTTGCACGTTTGATGTCGCGACAGGGCCGATGCTGGCTGACGATGACGCCAGTGGGTAGGCCAGTCGAGTGGCTGCGCGAGATGGTCGAAGCCAAGGGATCGCCTTGGCGTCAGTACGTCGCCGAGTTCTCCCGCGAGAATTGCCCATGGTATACCGAAGCACAGGTCGCGCAGTGGTTAGAGACCATGGAAGCCTCTGTATGGGAGTACCGCCAACGCATCCTGGGGGCCTGGGACGGTCAGACGCTCGACCGGTTCTACATGGGCTTCACTGAAGCGAACGTCGATGCCGCAGCGCTGGGGCCAGGGACATCGGTGGACGTCGCCATCAGCGTCGACCATGGCGAAGTCGGTTCGAATACCTGCGCCCTGCTGCTGCTGTGGGGCGGTGGCCAGTCTCGCGGACTGTCCTGGGCGCCCCAGGCCGGTCGACATGTGTGGGTGCTTGATGAGCACTTCAGCGAAGACGGCGACAGTGAAGTCCAGCATGCTGCTGGCATCCTCGCGATGTTGCGGCGCCATGGCATCAAGCCCAGCGACGTGAAGATCGCGACAGGCGACACAAATAGGCGTGGAAACTGGCGAGTCAACGACATGCTGACCAGCGAAATCGCAAGACAGCTGAAGCGGAAGACAGCACCATTCAGGTTCGTCAATGCCACCAAAGATCGCAGCTGGGGCCATCGCTGTCTGAACGGCGCCATGAAGCGCAGAGAGCTCTTCGTGCATCCCCGATGCACGCAGACCCTGAAGACCCTGCGACACTGGCGCGGTGGCAAGTCGGGTGAAGATGGGCAGCTTTCCCATGCTGCTGATGCGTTACGATATGGCACCCTCGCCATTCTTGGCGACCGACCCTTTTACGCGGGACTGCGCTTCTGATGCCTTCTCACTACGGACTTCCGCTGACGATTGACATGGCCGAGCGCTCCCGTATGCAGGAGAGCGCGAGGCGCAGACGCCTGCTCGATGGCGTCTGGGAGTCCGACTTACTCGACACGATGGCGCTATACGTGGGAGTCGAGCAGATGGCAGCCTGGGGCAGGCCGGACTTAACGAAAAACGTGTTCAGAAGCGTCGTTACGCAGCTGGCCATCTTGTATGACCGCGAACCCATCGTCGACCATCCTGACGAGAACGCAGCGGAGCGCATGCGTCAGCTGTGTCGCGACGCGGGCATCTGGACACAAGGCCCCCAGCTGCAGCGCCTCGTTATCGGTCAGCGCGAGTGTTTTCGCCGCGTCAGCTTCGAAGATGGGCGCCTGCTGGTGCGGCTGGTGCCAGTCGACACTGTTGAGGCCTACAGCCACCCGAACACGCCCAGCAACCCACACACGGTCATCGAGTACCGCCACCGCGAGCTCGACGGTGCGGTCATCCTGACGAGGGATGTGCTGTCCGTCGAAGACGGTGGCGTCTATCGGGTCGAGAGCAGCGACGGGAAGCGCGACCTGACCCTCGAGTTTCTTGGGGCGGACTACAGCGGCGACGCGTACCCGTACCGCGACTCGACTGGGGCGCCTGTCCTGCCGTATGTCATCACGCATGCCCTCGACACTGGGCGGCTCTTCGACGCGTATGAGGGTCGGGAATTGGTTGAAGGATCGCTCAAAGTGGCGGTTCTATGGTCGTTTTGGTCGCATATTGTGTTCGATTGTTCGCACCCGCAGCGCTATGGCGTCAACGCCAGACCCGCTGGCCTGGCTGCAGATGTGCGCAGCGATGAGCATGCCACCTTCATCTCGACCGACCCGGCGAGCCTGCTGCTGATGGAGGCCAGCAACCCTGACGCCCCAGTCACGTTGGGGCAGTTCACGCCAGGTGGCGACCCAGTGGCTGTGGGCACTGCCATTCGGGACTATGCCAGCGACCTGGCCACCGACTTCGACCTAAGCCCTGGCGACATCCAGCGAAGCCATGGGGATGCGAGGAGTGGCTATGCCATCCATGTGGTCAACGAAGGCCGCAGAAGCGCCCAGCTGAAGTATAAAAATCAGTTCGCCAAGTCTGATGCGCTGCTTCTTCGCACCATCGCAGCGATGCACAACGCCTTTTCGACCGAGCCCGCGCTGCCCGAGGATGGCTACTCGGTGCGCTATCAAGGCCTGCCACTGTCGGTCGACGAGCGGCGCACGCGCATCGAAGAGTACCGCACCCGCTCCGAGCTCGGCATCGCTAGCCCTGTGCAGCTACTGGCCGAGCTCGAAGGCATCACCGAAGGCCAGGCGCGTCAGCGACTCGAACAGATTCGACGCGACCGCGTCGCGTTTGGCGTTCTTTAGCCCAGGAGACCCCACATGAAGTGTCCGCACTGCAGCGAGAGCCTGTCTGATGTCGTACCGCGCGACAGGCTCAATACGAAGAATGACCGCATCAGAGAGCTCGAGACCTCGCTCGCCGATGCGGTAGACAAGGCCAAAGGCATCGACAAGCTGGCCAAGCGGGCAGCTGAAGCCGAGTCTGCGCTTGAAGCGACGCGCGCAGAGTTCGACGCCTTCAAGAGCGAGTCGATGACCGCTGCCGAGCTCATGCGAGCGGGCATCACCGACACCGATGACCAGGAGCTCGTCAGGTGGCGATATGGAAAGCTCGGCGAGGATGCGCCACCGTTCAGCGAGTGGCTGACCAGCGGTGCGAAGGAAGACCGCCACGTTTCGAGGCTGTTTGCGGCGCCAGAGGCAGCACCTGTCGCAGAGGCCCCAGCAGTGTCCGAGGCACCAGAAGCGCCACCTGCTGCACCGCCTTCCAACGCTGGGGCGAAGGCCTCGTCGACTGCGCCACCGCCACGCTACTCGCCCAGCGAAGTCGCGTCGATGCCGTTGGAGGCATTGAGGGAAGCCATCGCCGCTGGTGCATTCGGCTGATTTCTGATAGAGCATAGGCAGAGGCCATCGATTCGCAGGCGTAACCTGGCGTAGGCGTGACGTTCACCCCTTCGTCGAGGTTACCGATGACGGCGATTCTCCACTCGAATCTTGAGACTGACCTGCGGCTCGCCAGTGCGCTCGCCGCGAACATGCGCGTGCTTCTGGCCGACCGCGCATCCCTGCGGACCACTGGCGCCATCAGCTTCCTGGGCTCCGTCAATGGCTCGCTGACTGACACTCTGGCCGAGCGTTTCGCTGGCCTGGATGGGTACGACGCATTCGCCGCAGCGTCCAGCGAGAACAGCGACGAGAGCAGCACCGCGCTGACCGATGCGTCGGCCAGCATCGCTGTCGCGCGCCAGGTCATTCGCCGCGACATCAGCGACCTGGCCGTCTTGACCGGAAATGGTGGCATCTCGCCTCGTCGTCTCGCGGCGAGCATGGTGGGCGAGTACGAGCAAGGCTTCAACCAGCTCGTCGCCAACGCCATCGACGACGCTTCCACCGACGTCGGTTCGTCCGGGGTTGACGCGTCCATCAGCGACTTCTTCGATGCCATCTACACTCTGGAGATTGCGAACGTTGAAGGCCCACTATTCGCCGTTCTGCACCCGCGCCAGGTGGCCGACCTGACCGAGTCGCTCCGGTCCGAGGGCGGAGCCATCCAATACATGGCTGCAACCCAGGAAATGCTGAACGCGAAGGGAGCCGGCTACGTCGGCAGCCTCCTCGGCGTCGACATCCACAAGATCTCGAAGGTCAATAGTGCAGGTGGAAACCGGCATGGCGCGGTCTTCGGCCTCGGGGCACTCGGGTACCGCGTCGGAACCGTCGAGGAGGTCATCGGCAATACGGTGATTCGAGCGGACGAATTCATCATCGAGTTCGAGCGCAGTGCCTCCCAATCGACCACGCAGGTAGTGGGCTCAGCCTACCTCGGCGTAGGCATCCTCGAGCAAGGGCGCATCGTCGGCTTCGTCACCGACGCGTAAGGTTTGCTCGCCCGCTCGCCTTGGAGATCGTCGCGTCTCCTGGGCGAGCCAGGGGGAGCGGGCCAGCATTCATACGACACAGGAGACACCAACCATGGCACCGGTCTATACGGGCGAGACGTTCGACTCGCGCACCACAAGAAGCGAAACACTGCCAGACCTAGGCGCCGATGAAGGGCATCGAGACCCGTTTCACTTTATCGTCAGTCCGGGAAGCTGGGAGTGCATCGATCTCGATGCCCTCGCCACGCTGTACTGTCAGACCCACGAGCTCTACATCGAGCACGATGACGGTACCCGCGAGCCAGACCTCGACAGCGCGCGCCAGGCGCTGCAGATTGACCCAGGACAGCCCTGGGAATGGGTGCCAAGGGTCAAGAAGTTTCACCACAGCCCTGGGGTGAATGGTGTGAGTGCTCGGGCTGGGGGCCTGGGTCGAGCTCTCGGCGAGTACCGCTCACAGGGCTGGACCATCATCGAGCCCGAGAATGGCCCTGATGGCGAGTCGTACATCCGACGACTTCGCACTCGACGAGGCCTTCGCTACGCTGATGCGTGGACTTCCTACGTGTCTGTAGGCATTGGCCGGATGGCCCCGCGCTTCGATGACATCGGCTTCATTCAGTGGCGTCGGTCGCTGGTGCGCGAAGGCGCGGTACCTGTGCCACCGCCTGAAGTGCTCGAAGGTGCCACTGACCTCGTCCAGCGCGAGATCTCCCGCCTCGAGGCCAGGGCGCACCTTCCCCACGTACAAGAGCGCATCGCGCGCCTACTCGGAAAGCTCGCGGGCATGCGGGCCGGTCACTTCCCTGTCGCTACTCGGTCGACCAAGCGCAGAAGGGGCAAGGCATGACCAGGGAAGACCAAGGGCGCCGAGCGATGGAACGGCTGGCCGGTCGCATCTCACAGCAGAGCGAGCGGGCAGGCAAGAAAGTGACCCACGATCAAGCGATGGCCCAGGCGAGAGCCGCAGCTGTCCGACATGACAAGAAGGAGCGCCGCTAATGGCCACGCAGATCATCAAGAAGGCGATGGGCGAGTCCATCAAGCTGGAAGTGTACCGCATCGACTATACCGAGCTGGACGCCGCCTCGACGACCGAATCGATCTCGCTCGTGACGCTGCCTGCTGGGGCCATCGGCCTCGGCGCCTGGGTCGACAACGTCGTCGCAGCGACTGACGCAGGAAGCATCAGCGCGCTGGCCATTGAAGTCGGCGATGCGGGCGACGCTGACGCGCTGGTCGCCTCGTACGATCTGTTCGGCAGCACCGGTCGGGTTCAGAACGTGGCCGCAGGTTCGACCGAGGTCTGGGGCTCGATGGCTGTGGTGGCGAAGTTCACAGCGACTGGGGCCAATTTGGGCGATGGTGCGGGTACCACTGACCTCGACTCTGGCGCCTTCGATGTCTATCTGATGTACATGGACATCGCCTGATGCTCGTGGCGTCTGTGCCGTATCCAGATGAGCTTCAGCGTGGCGTCGATACGACCATCACGCTGGCCGTCTATGATGACGCCACAGGCGCCCAAAAGACCGCCACCAGTGGCACCGTCTCTATCTATGCGGGCAGTCGGAAACTCATCGACGAGGCGACCGTCACTGCTGGGGCGCCGAGCTCGTACACGCTGGCCGCAGCGTCGACTTCTGGTGAATCGCTGGCCGCTGACTGGCTGGAAGTCTGGACGCTGGTCATCGATGGCACATCGCACACGTTCTCGCGCCCTGCCTTCTTGGTCCGCAGGCCGTATCGCCATGTGCTGACCCAAGCTGATGTGACAGAGCTTCATCCCGAGCTCGCTGACCGCGAGACCGCTGGAACGCTCGACCTTGACCAATACATTCAGGCCGCTGACGCAGTGGTCAGGCGAGACCTGATCAAGAAGGGCAACAGACCCGAGCTCGTCTTCGATACCTGGGCGCTGCTCGATGCGCACCGAGCCAAGGTGCTTGAGCTTGTGTTCAGGGCTGACAGCCAGAGCGTTGGCGATGGGCGATACGCCGAGCTCGCCGACTACTACGCCCAGGCCTACCGCGACGAATGGGGCACCATCAGCTTCACGTACGACGATGACGAAGATGGCACAATCGACGACAACGATGACCGCCGCGGAGGTCAGCCCACAATCATGCTGACGCACCGAAAACGGTGGTGGTTCTAATGTCGTTGACCGCTACCGCTGAAGGTCTGCTTCAGGCTGTGCGCACCCAGCTTGAAGCGCAGATTTCTGGCATCCACATCGCCGAGCAGATTGACGTCATCACCCAAGACGTCAATGCGTTGGCGCACAAGGGCACCGCGCTCCTTCGCATCGGTGACAGCGTCGACGATGCCTATCCGACGCGCCTGGCGGGCATTGTGCGTGTCACAGACACCATCGAGGTACAGACAGCTTGGCGCGTCGACCCTCGCGATCAGCTGACGAGCCGAGACGACTGCCTGGCCAGGGCGCGCGCAATTCGCGTGGCGCTGACCTCGACAGCCTGGGGCGATGTCGAGAACAGGCGCGCCACGTACATCAGCTCGGAAGGACCTTCACGGCATCCCAGCTCGGCAGAGTGGCTCGTCATCGTTCAAACCTTTGAATTCTCGCGCTTCGCGCAGCTGGGGGCCTGATGCTCGACCTCGAGTTCGAGTTCGTCGCACCGAAGGCGCCCAGCGTCGACGAAGCAGCGCTCGACCAGATGCACGCCGCAGGCGTCGAGACCGAGCGCGGCATCCGACAGGGCTGGCCGGTCAAGACTGGCCGAAGCCGAGCAGCCTGGCGTACCACGCTGACCGACGAGGGCTTCGAGCTCGACAACGAGACCCGGTATGCCGCGTATGTCAAAGGTGGCGACAAGCTTATCGACGACGTTCTGACCAGAGTCACGAGATCGACTGCCGAAGCGCTGGCCGACTCACTACCCGAATCTATACTCGCAGAGGTGAAACATGGCTGAGTCAGCTGTCCCCAAGGTTCCGCGTGATGGCTCGTTGGTCATCAAGGATGGCACTGGTGTGCCGAATACCTACACTGTCCAATACAGCGACGCGTTCGGCTACACCGGCACCCAGGCCGCTCCTATCCACGTTTTCAACCGTGGAACGCGGGTTTACACGCGGAAAGGCAACGATGGTATTCCGTCGATCAGCTTCACCGTTCTGCTCGCCAGCTTCACCGATGGCACTGACCTGACCATCTTGGATGTGCTCCTCAAGACTGGCGCCGCATCGGCCTGGACGAAGGTGCTGTCGACGGTCGAAGAGTACAACGTCACTGGTGAGTTCAGCGTCGAAGGCACAGATCACGGGGACGACACCGACCACAAGATCACTTGCACTGGCCTCCGCCTGACGGACTACCAAATCTCCGAAGGCGAGCCCATGACGCTGACCGTGAACATGGAAGTGCTGGGAACGACCACCTATACCGGCCCAACCTAGGCCAGTGACCGACAACAGGGGACACCATGAACCTCGAAGACCAGCGGGCTCGACGCCTGTCCTTCGCTACTGCCAGGGAGCTCTGTCTGTATTTCCAGCGGAATCAGACACGAGCGTCATACTGCGCCATCGGGCTGATGTACCCCACAGCGCTCGGCCTACAGGCCAGCCAGGTCGACCAGCGCCATCGCGCAGTTGGAAACCTCCACGAGCTCGGAGGGTTCCTGTACGAGCAAGGGCTGAAGGTCGGCATCGACGAGGCCAAGCTCGCCGAAGTCGTTTCACCCATCTGGGACGAACTACTCGCACAAGCGTTCCCGACCGAGGCCGAGGTCAACAAGGAGATGGGAAACTTCTGACGGATGCACGGGCAGACCTCGTCGCCTGGCGCGTTAGCCAGTGGTTTTCGCTGCCTCCTGACTGGTTCTATGGGCTTGATAGGCCTGACCGCGTTCGCGCTGTGGCTGTCTGGCGCATCGCCAACAGTCCCAAGGAAGAACTCGATAAAATAGAGCGGACAGCGAAGCGTCAGCAGGCGCGCGACCGTTTCGGAGTTTGAGATGGCTGAAGGTTACGTCAAGATCAAAGGTCAGGCGAACCTCAGCCAGATCAATCGCGAAGTCGACAAGTTCGCGAAGAAGGTCGACAAGGTCGACAAAGAGGCGAAGAAGGCCCGAGTCAGCCTGCGCAACGTCTCGACCGCGCTGGTAGGCCTCGGCGCCGCTGCAGGCGTTTCGACAGCGGCGTTCACGTCGCTCATCTCCGACACGCTAAACGCCAGACTCGAAATCGCGAATCTGGCCAATACCGTGGGCGTATCGGCACCGACGTTCGGCGCGTTGGCCCAGGCTGCCGAGCTCGCAGGCAAGTCCAGCGACGCGCTTGTCGGTGGCCTGAACGCGTTGAGCGCTGCGGCCTACGATGCGAGCAAGGGCAACGCAGACGCAGCGGCGAAGTTCAGCGAGCTCGGCGTCAGCGTCACAGATGCGAACGGAGAACTGCGAGACACCGAGAGCGTCTTCAAGGATGTGCTCGCAGGCCTCGGCAGCATCCCGAACGAGGCCGAGCGCGCTGCGAAGGCCCAGAAGCTGATGGGCGAGTCCGCTGGGGCGCTGCGTGCAAGCCTCGGCGAGCTCTCCCTCGAGGGCTTTGAGGCAGCCCAAATCAAGGCGCAGGCCTTCACGCGGGGCCTGTCAGAAGAAGGCCTCGCAGCTGCAGCGAAGTACGAGGCAGCGGTCACGAAGCTGACAGTGGTTCAGCGCTCGTTCGGTGACCTGCTGTCAGACCAGGCAGGCCCCGCGCTGAACTCGCTGGTCGATGGGCTGGTGATGGCAGGCACCTTCACCAGCGAGGTCTTCACACGGTCCATCGAGGCCGCTGTGAACCGCACCATCCTCTTCGTCGAGGCTGTGAAGTCGCTGGGGCCTGTGCTGTCGAAGGCGTTCAGCGGAGACCTGCGCGGCGCATATCAGGAGATGCAGAAGGCAGACGCAGCCCTGCGCGACCTGCGCGAGACGCTTGACCTGGGCCTTATTCCTGTGGTCGATGACCTGGGGCCGATTCTCGTGAAGGCCGCTGTGGCCGCTGACAAGATGCGCCAGCGAATGAATGGCGTGCATGATGCGACGCGTGACGCTGGCACCGCTGCCCAAAAGTCAGGCCAGCACATCAAGTCGCTGAACGATGAGATGTCTGACTTCTTGGATACGTTCGAGTTCGAAGAAGGTTCGACTGCGGTGCTGTCGCCGCTTGGCGAAGACCCAGAAGCGACCATCGCGCACATCGACGAGGCCACAAGCGCAGCTGACCGCTACCTAACGACCCTGCGCCAGGCCCAGCAGGCAGAAGGCCTCGTCAGTGAAAGCGACCTGGCTGACCTGCAGGCCTATACCCTGGGCTTCACGGCTGTCACTGGCGTTGTGGGTGACCTGGCAGGCGCCTTCGTCGATGCAGCGCTTCAGTCGGACAACTTGAGCGAGCGTCAGAAGAAGGCAGCGCTAACCGCGTTCCGAGTCCAGCAGGCCGCAGCGTTGGCCACTGCCATCGTCAACACAGCGCTGGGCGTGACGCAGGCGCTCGGCAGTTCTCCACCGCCGGTCAATTTCATCAACGCAGGCCTCGTCACAGCAGCAGGTGGCGTAGCCATCGCTGAAATCGCCACGCAGAAACCGCCGAGCTTCGCGTCAGGTGGGCTCATGCCCTCGACGGGTGGGCCTGCGATCCTGCATCCTGGCGAAGGCGTGCTCTCTGCTGGCGCGGTCGACAGCATCGGTGGCGTTTCCGCGCTAGACGCACTGAATAGCCGTTCAGCGATGGGCGGTCAGACCGTTGTGGTGAGCTGGAAGCACCTGCGCCAGAGCTTCGCGTATGAGGCACGAGACGGAGCGCAGAGGCCTGGCCCCCTGCGCAACCTGCGACGCGATGGTCGACGAGCAGGCCAGACGCGACAGCCAGTGCGCGCTGACTATGGGAGTCTCTAGTGGCAGAGCGGACGAAGACAGCCCTGCGCGGGTTCTTGATCCCTGACCG